CCTAACCCTCCATTGCCTCCGCCGTTGCTTCCTCCTTGTCCGTAATTCGGTAGAGTAGGGTCTCCCGATATCCCCCCTCCACCAACACCCACCGTCAAAGGGGTCGTTACATTTGTTACTGTGTAGGTCACATTACCTCCGTGCCCACCCCTTGCTAGACCGCCGTTATTTATCGGGTAAGCTCCTCCTGCTCCTCCTGCTGTTGCGATAGTAAAGGTAGTCACTCCTGCGGGAGGCGTGAATGTGTATGAACCTGCAGTAGTGAAAGATTGGCTGAAGGGCACAGGGGTGCCTGGCGCTGGCGTCGGTGGTTGAATAGTCCCCTGTTGATTATTCGGTAGTGCAGCCGTCTTATCTTGTGGCGACCATTCTACATATTTTTGCTTTAAACCAACTAGTTCTCCGCCCGAGATTGGCGCCATAGCCACCGAATACACCGTGCTATTAAGGTCTTCGGGTGTGGAACCGTCCATACGGAGTTTAGGAATAAACATCGGCAGACTGAAGCCTGGCGTATCCACCTCAAAACGAGCAACCGACATAAAATAATTTGCTGGATTATCTAGGATAGGCGTGTTTCGGTATTCTCTAAAATTTAACGGTATTGTAGCATCACCCGAAGTGCTATTATTAACAATAGATAAATCTAGATATAAGTGGTCGCTAGCCGAAGACATATTATACTATAGTAATATAATTTAATTTTATTACTATAATTAATTTCTAGTTTTAATTTGTATCGTAGGGGGTTACATTTCCTAAATTAAACCTCTTGCGTCTAAATAATATTTTAAGATTTGCACCACACTGAGGAGCGAGTGCGAAGGGAATGATTTGCCCGAACTTCGTCTTATAGGAGATAGCAAACCCCATCTCGTTTATTGGAGCGTTGCCTAATAAGTCTATGAGGCGGTATTCGCCCGACGGCGTGTAAGTGATGGTCGGTTTGTATTCGTTTCCGCTCGTCAGCGGGATTTGGATATCGCTTACCATCGTGGAGATGTCGCTATTGTTTCCGCCTGCGCCTAAGAAGGTAGTATCAAAAGGGGAGCTACCATAAACCTGCGGGGGATTAGACATACTGTAGTGGATAGGTATCATACTTGTAGAGAAGACGATAGACTGGATAGGGTTCCACATAGGCACAGGCGAGTAGTCGCTTGTTAAGGTGATGTAGGTTAAGGCTGGAGTGACGGGGGTTGCAGGCGCTGGCGGGGTTATAATTAACTCGTTCATAAAATTATAATTGACGGGCTGGATATAGTTGCTGAATATTCTGTAGCCTTCGGGAATACCTGCAACCTGCGCAATAACCCCTCCAGCGAGCGTCCCCTGTGGAATAGACTTACCATAATAGATAGCGTTAAATGCTGAGAATAAATTATAGAGCGGTTCGTTAAAAAAAATAGCGTGCGTGATGTTTGGAAGAGTGGAAGCAGGAGGGACAAGGGTCGTTCCAAGATAACTACTTACACAGGCTACATCTTCCCCTATCGCTAAATTGACGAGTGGCGAGGCAAGGTAAGGGCACAAGAGCGTAATAAGGTTCGTGAGCGGGTCTATGACTAACTGAGGCGGAGCGGTGGTGGTTATCGTCCAAGCACTCGCCAACGCTGCATTAACACAGTTTAACCACCACTTCGCCGTGAAACAGTTGTAATACCCTGTAGTGATATCTTGCGTGGTGAGGATAGTAGAGATAGAGGAAACGGTTTTATTGTTCGGGAGCTTGGCGGATTTATCCTGTGGCGACCATACGACATATTGCTGGTTTATAGAGGCGATAGCGGTCGGTGTTGGAGAGCCTGAGAGAGTGGCTATGGTGACCGAGTAAGCCGTGCTGTTAAGACTAGTATTCTGCCCGTCTAGGCGCAATTTAGGAATAAACATAGGCAGACTGAAGCCTGGCGTATCCACCTCAAAGCGAGCCACCGTCATAAAATAATTCGCTGGGTTATCTAGAATAGGATTGGTTCGGGTTTCTCTAAAATTTAGCGGTATTGTGGCGTCACCCGAAGTGCTATTATTAACAATAGACAAATCCAAATACAGATGGTCGGGAGCAGAAGACATATTATACTATACCAAGATAATTTAATTTTAATAATTAATTCTTTTTCTCTAAATTAAATTTTAGGAGAGAGAGATTTAATACGGGTGTTTTAAGTTGCACAGAGGGAGCAAGGGGGGCAAGGGGGGGTTTTTTACAACCTTAACCCCCTTAGGCACATTTTTTTTCATTTTTTTAACCATAGGGGGTAGTTTTAAAAATCTAGGCTACTTATCCTACCTACCCTAACTTCCCGAACATTTAGGGGGGTATAGTTTAGGCACTCAGCAACTATTTTAATATAACCCTATACTAGTGTGTATAGATGCCTTATGAGGTGATTAAACTGCCGAGCGGACGCTTTAGCGTGATTAATAAAATAACGAGACACAACTTCTCGCCAAAAGGGATAACCAAAAAACAGGCAGAGGCACAGCAAAGGGCTCTTTATGCAAACCTGAAAGATTTAGAGGGCGGGGCGGTTAAACTATTTAGGGGCGGGAAGTTTAGTCAATCAGCGAAAGACGACGACGATATTATTTATGACGCTATGAGCGACAGCGACCTCCAAAAGTATTTTCCCCGTGCGAAGATTTTAAAGTATAGCGAACTGCCTAAAGGTGTAGGCGTGGAAGAGTGGCTAAAGGTGGGTGAGGTTTGTTATATCCTCTATGAAAGCACGCTTAACTCGGGTCACTGGGTTTCTTTAGCAAGGGGCAAAGACGCCGTTTATTATTTTGATAGTTATGGAAATAAGCCTGATGTTCCCCTGTCGTGGAATAGTGCCGAGCGAAATGTGGAACTCAACCAAGAACCTGCCGTCTTAACCAAGATGTTTAGCCTAACGAAAGTGCCCGTGTATTTTAACGACTACGACTACCAAAATAAAAAAGATAAAGATGTAGCGACTTGTGGAAGGTGGGCAACTGCCTTCCTCACGCACTTTAAGAAATACGGCGGGGATTTAAAAAGTTTTAAGACCGAAACCCTCAAAAGGGCAAAGGGGCGTCGTTTAGACGAATTCATCGCTAATATTTACGACGAGTAGCCAATTTAATTAATTAAGCCTAATTTAATTAATTAATAAAAAATAAATTATAAAAATAAAATCTTTGGATATTGCATAAAGATGTCTCAGGATTTCCAAAAGGTTTTAGTGAAGGACGACCGCTTGATGGTGACTGACGCTGTCCGTTATGCAGTAATTAAAGGTGGGGCGAATATGACTTGCGCACAGTATCCCGCTATCGGTTCAGGACCCTTCACCTCTAACATTAACTTTAATATCCAAGTGCCTTCGCAGGAGACGATTGTTTCCCGCCAAGTGCTTCTTAGCACGACTTTAAAATTTACTATTTCGGGGACGCCGAATACTGTAGGTGGAGCTGCAGGTAATTATCCAGTTGGCTCACCTGGTGCAGGGTGGTTGTTTAACTATGGTGGGGTTGATGGTTTTGGACCGTTCCCCTTCCACCAGCTAGTTAATTCCACGCAATGGACGATTAACAACAACACCATCTCGCAGAACACTCGGGATATTTTAGCGACTTTGTGCCGTATCCACGATAAACGCTACCTCCACCGCTACAACGGTATGACCCCGACGATGTTTGATAGTTATGGTGACTACACCACCATTCCTAAGGGGGCTTTAAATAACCCTTTCGGTGGGTTCCAGCGTATGTCTATGGATAACGACTTGGCGCCTCGTGGTGTCCTCCCTGTGACGATTACTGCGACCTCAGGTCAGAACTATGTGGCGAATGGTGGGGCTGCAGCTGTGGTGAATGTATTTATTCTGGTGACTGAACCTGTGTTGATTTCGCCGTTTATTTTTGCGGGTGATGAGGGTCAGGGTATCTATGGTATCCAAAACCTTAACGCCGTGTATAACTTGTCGTCAAGTTTAAACACCTGTATCCGTTTCGCGAATTACGCTGGTCGTTATACAGTTGCCCCTACCGTCACTTTTATAGGAGCCGACTTGCCTGTCCTTCTGTTTCAGTTTCTTACACCGCACCCTAGCGACTTACTCCCGTCTCGCAATGTGGTTCCGTATTATGAACTTCCTCGCTTCGTCTCTTCTATCGGTTCGGTAGCCACTAATGTTGTCTCAACAATCACTTCTTCCTCTCTGCAACTTAACCAAATCCCCGATAAAATCTATATTTCAGTTTGTAAGCAAGTGGATAACCGATTAAACACCGACGCTGACGCATTTTTAGCAATTCAAAATATTTCTCTTAATTGGAACAACTCGTCGGGTCTTCTCGCTTCAGCGACCCCGCAAGATTTATGGCGTATGTCGGTGGAAAATGGTATTAATATGTCGTGGGTGGAGTGGAGCGGTCAGGCTAATGCAAACCCCCTAGAGAGTTCTCAGGCGACTATCCAAACTTGCGGTTCCGTGCTCTGCTTAGAGTTTGGGAAGGATATTGAACTGAAGGACGACTACTATGCTCCTGGTTCTCTTGGAAACTTCCAACTGCAATTTACTGTGCGAACCTTAAATACCTCTGCCTCTACTATTGCTAATCTCCAACTCCTCACCATCGTCCAAAACAGCGGTGTCTTCTCGCTGGAGCGTGGTGTGTCGTCTTCTTACTTGGGTGTCCTCACGAAGAGCGATGTGTTGGAAGCGTCTCGTGGTGTGGCTATTCCCTACAGCGATGCCCTCCGTATGGTCGGCGGTAATCGGGTCGGCGACTTTTTCAAGTCTCTCGGCTCTAAGCTCGGTGACGCAGGCAAGTCCCTCGCCAAAGAACTTCTCCCCCTTGCTAAAGACGCAGGTGTTAAACTGCTGAAGAGCAAAATAGGTATGGGGCAGAG